TGTGAGCGGACGCATGGACCTGAACTGGCCGGTGCGGTCCGGGAAGTGGCAGGCTGAGGTGGGAAGACCTGGGAAAAGGTCCGCCAAATCAAGGGGTTAGGCAGGTCGGGGCGGCCAGGTCGGCACCTATCGGGGGCAAATCGGCCGGACGCATGCAGTATGGCCTCCAAGGCGCCTGGCTGGCACCACCTGACCGGCCCGTCACATGCCCCTGGAATGCGCTTTGAAGGGCCTTCTTGCCCTCGGTAGACGCCCTGGAAGGCCACGCTGCAACTGGGCCGGCTGCAGCAACTGCGGGCTCGTGGAAACCACCGGAACTTGCACGTTTTCGTGCAAGTTCGAGGTTCCGTGCAGGTTCGCGCTAAGTGCCTGTCGCGCAAAGGCTTTTGTGAAAAGCCCTGAAAACCAGCCCGCCGGGAACTTGCACGTGCTGGGCTGACCTGGAGGGGAAGTTATCCACAGGCCGCCCAGGGAAGTTATCCACAGGGCTGAGAAGCCGCCAGAACCAGGCTTCAGATCGACGGCCAGGCCGTACCTCTCGGCCGGTTGTAGCGGCCCCACGTCGTCGTCGGCGTCACCACTTCACCCACGGCACCGGCCGCAGGCTTGCGGGCAGGTACAGCGGGTGTCCTGGGTGGCCGTCCTTTGTCAGCCGCAGGTAGTGCAGGCCCGGCACCAGCAGGCGCACCGACTGATCGCGGCCCTTGTACGTGCCGTGCGCGCCCCACGCGGCAACCACCACCCCAGCACCGTGCGACAGCTCGCGCAAAGTGTTGTCGTTGTTCCAGCCCACGGGCTCGGCGGCCTTCTTCATGTCGGCGGGCTTGGTCGCGCGGTAGGCAAAGAGGTTGGTCATGCAAAGCGCCTCGTAACCCCAGGCCCGCGCGAAACCGATGCACCGCCGGATGGTGGGGTCGTCGTTCAGCTCGTCAGCGGTGCTCGGATTCAGGCCGATGAACATGGCGTAGGGTCCGCGCCCCCAGCGACGCCACAGAGCGTAGCGGTACGCGCGGCAATCGCTCAGCGTCGCGCTGCGCTCCATCGCCTCGGCCTCTTTGCCGCCGAACATGGGCGCGTTCGGCCTCACGCAGCGGCCGCCAGCTTGTCGAAGGCGTCGCGCAGCGCCTTGTCCTCGCGCTTCATGAACAGCACGCGGCGCATGTACTTCACGCCCTCCGCGTTCACTTCCAGCGTGTCGAGGATGTCGGCCTCGACGTCCAGCACATCCAAGAACCACGCGCCTTGCAGCGGCCCGGCGCGCTTGGTCAGCATGCCGAAGCACTCCATGCGCCGGATCACCAGCTCGCAACCCTTGTACGGGTCGCGCGGAAACGTGGTGGCCTCGTAGTGCACCGGGTCTTCGTCGCGGTCAATCCGCATCGGCCGCAGCGCGTGCGCCGTCTTCGGCAGGCTCGCTGCAATTGGGTACTCGCTTGCATAGCTCATGTCGTTCTCCATCGCCGCGAGGGCGAACAAGCAATTCGAGCGGCCGCCGAACGGCGCCGCTCAATGTGCGGCGTTAGGCGTGGCGGCCAATGGACCGGCGCATGTCTTCTGCGCTGATTCCAGCCGCTGCAGCTTCGGCCATGATCTGCGCCAGCACGCGGCGCGCGTTGCCGTTCACCAACGCCAGTTCACGGTGGTTCATCGGCATGATCGAGCCATCGAGAACCCGCCCTGCGCACACCGTTCGGTCATAGGCTTCCGTCTCATGGTGGTAGCGCTCGGCAAGTTCCACGGCTTTCAGTTCCTGCACCGTCGGCTGCCATTCCTGCTCGTGCTGCTTGCGGTACTCGTCCACTCCTTGCCCCTCGCTCCAATCAAGTCCAAGTGGCTTGGTGGCCTCGAAAAGAATCATGAGTGTTCCCCTTTTGGACCCAACAGATCAACTCCAGCCGGCTGCGCCACTTCCGCCCTGGCCACATTCAGCGCCCTCAGCTTCGCGTCAATCTCGGCCGCCGCCTCGCCGTCGTCGTAGTACGCGCCGGGAATGCCCACGCGCACCGCCAGCAGCCGGCGCAGGTAACGCTCATCAGCCGAGGCCGGCATGCCGTCGGTGCGCTCTGGCTGCTCCTCTGGGCGATCACGCATGTCAAGCTGACCGTCAACGAAGCCCTTCCGATACTCGTGCGCAGGATCAGTGGACGGCTGCTCCAGCGCGTCTCGAAGCACCTCGAAGCGCTCCTGCAGCATGCCGTCGCCCTGGCGCATCAGCGGGGTGGTGTCCCAGGCTTCAAGCAGGCGCTGGGCGGCTGTCTTCAGGTTGATCGTGTCAGTCATGGTTGACCTTCGGGCTATCTCTCGTTGTGCTTCACGCGGCGCGCAACGCGCTGTTGATCGCGCGGCGCGTCAGCCGGTTCACCTTGGCTTCTTTGATCGTGGCTGCCGGGCCATCGGGTCCGGGGAACATCTCCCGGTAGGCGTCGCGGCCTGCATAGGTCGCAGCCTGCCATCCGTCCTCGCCCTTCACCACCACGCGCACCGCCAAGCCCTGCGCCAGCAGCGCGTCGCGCCCGGTCTTGCTGGGCACGTCGCCATCCCACAGCGGGCCTTGCTCCACCAGGGCAATCAGCGTGTCTTTCTCGGCTCCGGTCATTTGTAGGCGCTCCCCGGCTGGCCCGGCGCGTTGGGCGTCTTGCCGCTTGCCGCCGCCGGGTACTCCAGCGCATCGGTCGGGTGGTACAGGTGCGAGCGCCTGCCGCCAGAAATCCAAAGCCGCAGGTATTGGCCGTGCGATCCGACGATGCGCGCCTGGAAACGCACTCCGTCGCCAAGGATCGTGACCGTCATGCCGCGCTTTGCCGGCACCCCGTAGGTGCGACGTATGTAGTCCATGCTCATTGCTCAAGCCCTTGTTTGCTTCGCTCACCGGCCGCCCAACACCCGGGTCGAGCTGACCCGCCAAAGGCGGGCAGCTCACCCGGCCCGTTAGGCCACGCTTTAGTCACAGGCCGGGCACTCAACGTCGTCACCCATGTCGCACATGCAGCACTTGTCAGACCCGCATCGAGGGCACTCGCTTAAACCTTGCGGCTCCTCGGGTTTGTTGCACTTGCGGTCATTGGCAGTTGCCCCGCAGGCAGGGCATTCGTTGTCAGTCTCTCGGTAATTCACGCTTAGCTCCATCGTTAGGCCCCAATGCCGCGCAGCACGAAGCTGCCGCTGATGTCCTGGCCGCGCTCTTTGCACAGCTTGCGCAAGTGCATGATGTAGCTGTCTACGTTGGGCGCGGTCTGCGCGCACAGGTTCAGCATCTCCATCGCCAGCCCAGCGCCTTCGGTCATGCAGTAGGTGCCAGCTTGGTTGCCGGGCTGGTACTCAACCGCTGCCACAAAGGCCATGCCGCGTTCGAAGCACCGCTTCGCCAGCGCAGCCAGGGCTGGCGCAATCTCGGCGTCATACCAGGCCTCGTCCTCGCTCACTTCGGGCAGGGCTGAGTCTTCGTTGTTGATCATCATGGTCTCTGCTCTCCCTGGCACGCCGGGCATGCCAGCAGATGGTCGTTCAAGGGGTCCATGCCGTCGCCGCGGCAGCGTGGGCAGGGTTGCATGTCGTCGTCGCCTTCGTCGGCCTGGTCTTCGAGGTCGAACACCTCGCCGCAGGCTGCACAGCGTTGCAGCCGGTCATCCTGCGGGTCGTCCTTGTCATCGAACGGGTACGCGGTTTGGCAACCGCACGTTGGGCATGCCATCGTCCTTACCCCTTCTTCAACAGGCGCCACAGGTGCCGGCGCGAGACCTTGTAGCGGCGGCGGATAGCGTCGAAGTGCTCGCCTGCGTCGTAGGCGCGGGCGATCTCTCGGTTGCGCTCTGACAGCAGCGCGGCCTGGCAGGTGGGCACGTACAGCCGGGTGCCTGCGGTCTCGTCCACCAGGCGTGTGGCGGCGTGCTCGCCGATCACCTCCACCAGCAGATCCCACAGGCGGCTGGTGCCGCGCACTTTCTGGGGCATCACCAGCTCGTCGCCCCCGAACATCTGCACCAGTTGGATGGTGGCGTCCAGGCCGATCATGCGCACCAGCTCGCGCGCCGTGGCGGGCAGCTCGTCTGCCCGCGCTGGCTCGCGCAGCACGTTGGTGGCCTCGAAGAGGTCCATCTGCGGGCCGTGTTGCGGGCCGTGTCTGTCAGCCAACTGGTGGCGCTGCTTGGCGCTGCTGCTCATCGCGTGGGCGCTCCCTTGCGGCGCTGCTCCACCCCCAGCGCGGCCGAAAGACGGTGCAGGGCATCGGTGTGCGCCCACTCGTAGAACTGCGGTGCGTCAGCGCCCAGCATCTGCCGGGCGATGCCGTCGGCATACTCGTCGGGCAGCTTGCCCAGCGAGATCAACTGCGCGCGGATCCGCCTGACCAGGGGCAGGTTCTCGGCCGATGGCGTGGGCCGCTTTTGCCGGCCCGCCTTCTTGGCCGCGGCAGGCTTGAAGCCGCACGCCTGCAGGTGCTGCAGCACGGCCTGGCGGCCTGCGTAGTCCAGATCCTTGGCCGAGTTGACGCGGCCCACCGACCACAGCATGGCGCGGTATTCCTCGTCCGTCATGCAAAGGTCCTTCTTGGCCAGGTGGATCTTGGCCAACTCGGCGTTGCGGTGGTCTCGGGCCAGCTTGCTCATGGCGTGGGCCTCACGGACAGGCGAGCGGTCACGCTTGGCCTCCCACCCCGGAAGATCCAGGCACGGGCAGGTCATGCAGAGCGCGTGGGTACCAGCCCCTACGGCTGTCATAGAACCCCAGCACCTGGTCGGGCTCGCCGCGCCTCTTCGTGGCGTCCAGCACACGCAGTTGCACGCGGGTGTTGCCTGCTGAGGTCAGCGCGTCGACGAGATCGGCGGCGCGATCCAGGATGTCCATGCGCTGGTCGGCGTTGGAACCGTCGAAGGTGTCGACGTTGAGCCAGACGTTGGACCGGGACGAGAGCTGCAGGCGTATGGGGGCGGTGGCGGGTTTCATCGCGTCACCCCCCCCAGCCTGCTGCGCAGCTCATACCCCATCAGCGGCCAGATCTTGTTGATGGCGTTGGCGCGGGCCACCTGGCGGCCGATGTCGGCGTTGAAGTTCTCGGGCGAAGCGCAAGCGGACTCACCGGTGACGGTGAAGCCGTTCTTCAACACCAAGACACAGATGGTCAGAAGAGAAAGGCTCTGCGGGCGCTCATCGCTCCCACACTTGATGAGCCCCAGGTCGCCCAGGTGGTCGGCAGTGCCGTAGTGCTCGCTGGCGATGTTGGCCTCAACGTCCGCCACCGTGACGCGCGGCGCCACGTCGGCGCCCTTGGCCTGGATCTGCTGCTCCATCGCATCCGCGGCGGCGGGCGCGGGCGGTGGCAGCTGATCGTCGGCCGTGAGCGTGCTGGCCCACATCTTGGCGGGGCTGTACGCCAGCGGGGCCAGCTTGCCGGCCGCCCAGAAGTGCGCGCGCAGCGCCCTGTGCAGCGTGTACGTGCAGCCTTGATAGGCTTCGTACACCTCATTGAGCGTCAGGCGGTCGCGCAGCACGGCGATCTGCGCGTCAACGGCGGCACTGATGTCGTCGCCCCAGTCGGATTCGGGCGGCAGTGAGGGCTTGATGGCCTGCAGCGCGGCCATCTCGGCGGCGATCTGTTCGGCGGTCTTGTGTGGGCTGCTCATTGCGTCAACTCCTCATAGCGGTTCAAGAAGGCCACCTTGGCCATCAGGGGGCTCCATGCCACCAGGCGCTTGCCCAGGGGCTGCACGTCGCCGCGGCTTTGCCAGGCGAAGGGGCCCTCGTGCGCGGGCATCAGGTCGCGCATCTCGGTGGCCAGCAGCACCAGGTCTGCGTGCTTGACGCTGTCGGGCAGGGTCAGCGGCAGGTCAAAGCGGTGGGCCACCGCCTCTTCCACCTGGCGCTCGATGCGCGCGTAGTCCGGCAGCAGCCGCTTCAGGGGCGCGGGCATGTCGCCCACGAAGGCCTCGGCCGCGTCGTGCATCAGGCCGGCCAGCGCGTCGTGCGCGGGCACGATCCAGGACACCTCCACGCTGTGCTGCGCCACGGTGTAGAGCTGCTGGGTGTGGCCGCAGAAGCGGCACAGGTGCGAGAGCGCGTGCGCAATCTCGTCGATCTCGATCACGTTGTGCAAAGGCGCATCGAAGCGGAAAAGACGGCCTGCAGAAGTGAGGATGTCGGGCGTCATGCCTCGTCCTCCCCCGCTTGCGCGATGCGGTGGGTGCGGTGGTCTGTGCCGGGGCGCAGCAGGCCGGCCCACGGCAGGGCGGGCGCCTGCTCGGTGCGCACCCAGCGCTTGGGCAGGGTCTCCAGGTAGTCCACCAGTTGGCGGGTCTGCTGCCCCTGCAGCCGGTAGCTGCGGCCGTTGCTGTGCAGCGTGAACTGCGGCTGCAGCGGGCTGTCAATCAGGGCCTGCAGAGCACCCTCGGGCAGGGATGCCACCAGCGTGGACAAGACGCCCACGTCGTGGGCGGACACCCGCACCGCCTTGGCCGCCAGGCCCTCGATGGACAGCGAGCCGTCGCTCCAGATGCCCAGGTTCAGGATGGGCGCACGGCTGAGCACCGCGGCGCGGTTCTGGTCTGCGCCTTCGGGGCTGGCCAGCTTCACGGCCCGGGGCGCGCCGCGCGTGGGCTTGGCGCCGACGATCCGGCTGCGCCACTGGGCCCAGGTGTCGGCCTGCCGCTGGCTCATGCCGTGCACCTTGAGCCGATCGTCACCGCGCTGCTCGGTGGTGGTGGTGATCCAGCCGTCGCGGCGCAGCACGCTCATCAGCGCCAGGGCCACGGGCCTCTGGGCCTTGGTGCATTCCTGCACCTCGGCAATCTCAAAGCGCTCCTCGGCCGCCGCGGCCATCATGTCCAGCACCAGCACTTTTTGCGAACCTTCGGCCGCGGTGAAGTTGACCCGGATGCCATCGGGCGTGGTGTTCATGGAGCGGTCCATCACGCGGCCTCCGTGGTGGCGGTAGGGGCTTCAAACGGCGTTACCACGAAGTCCTCCACACCACTGACGATGGTGATGCCGGCAATGCCGCGCACGGCGTCTTTGTCGTTGAGCATGGCTTCCTTGTTCGGCTCTTCCTTGGTGCGGACGAACTGGTGCAGGCCCATGCGCTTGAGCGTTTCCAGCACGGAGTCCGCGCCGGTGATGCGCACGCTGGGCGGCCGCACGCGCCAGCTCACCTCGCCGGTGATGAGGTTGGCCGTCTTGCTGTCGCCCTTGCACAGCTCGCTGCGGTGGGCCTCGCACCAGGTCTGGATGCCGCCGTGCAGAACGTTGATCGCCTCCTGCAGCGCCTTGAGCTTGGGCTCGTAGCTCTGGGTGATGCGCGCGATCTCGTCGTTCAGGTGCGTGGCCAGGCGGGCCTGTTCGCGCTGCAGATCGCCCAGCTTCTTGACGTCTGCCGCACAGTCGGTGATCTGCCCGTGCAGATCTGGCAGCGCGATGGCCTTCATCCGTGCCACCTGGGAAAGCGATGCCATTGCCCGGTTGACCAAGAACTTGCAGGTCTCGTTGAGTTCCTCGGGCGTGGCGGCCAGGTAGTAGCCGGTCTCTGGCGTGCCGCACAGGTGGTGGCCTGCCAGGCGCAGATCGGTGATCACGGCGCGCAGCGCGCGCTCGTCAGCGGCCACGGTCAGGGCGCCGCACAGGCGCCGCGCCAGGTCACGGGCGTGGATGCCGTTGTCGCGGCCCACGTGGCCGCGCAAGGCCACCAACACGGCATCGGGCGTGATGGGCCCGCCGCGGCGTGCGATGGGCAGGGCGCCGTGGGTGGCGGCGCTGGCGGGGGTGGAGGGGGTGGAGGGGGCCGTGCTCATGGCCACACCAGCCACGTTGCCAACAGCACCCAGCCGGCCACCCACGCCACCAGCAGCACAGCCACCAGCAAGGGGCTGACGGTGCGCCACACGCGCAGCGCATGCAGGCGCGGCCCGGCATCAATCACCCCAGGGGCGAAGGCGTGCCGGCGCGCTGCCCGTGAAAGCCCCGGCAGGGCCGAGGGGCGCCGCAGGCGCGGGAAGGACATGCGTTTGAACATCAGCGGCCTCCTTGGATGACGATGAGCCTGGCGTTTCCCTTGCTCATGGGCTTTACGGGCACCAGGTGCGGGTGGAAGAACGTGAGGTAGTCCAGCGCGGCATCCCAGACGGCGATGCGGCGCTGAACCCCGTAGAACCGCTCCAGGCGCCGCGCCCGGCGCTTGATCCAGCCCAGGGGCGGGCGGGCGGTGAACCTGGTGCGGTCTGTGGTGGGCACAGTGGTGGGGTCAGTGGCGTGTTCAGTGGCGTGGTGCATCACGCTTCCTCCTGCTCGGCCTTGGGGTTGTGGATGCAGCCGCGGCAGGCCTGCCACTGGCGCACCATGAGCGGGTTGCCCGCGTTGAGCGGGGTTTCGCGCTTGTCCTGGCACATGCGCAGCGTGAGCTGGCCCCAGAGCGGGCAGGCCACCTGCTGGCCCAGCACCTCGCCGCGGATGCGCTCGGCCAGGCGCTCCACGTTGCCCACGTACCGGCCGTTCAGGGCCTGGCTGATGGAGCCGGGCGTCACGCCCAGGCGCCGGGACACTGCAGCCTGGCTGGTGGTGGTGCACAGGCCGCGCAAAGCCTCCAGCGCGTCGGCCGGCAGGGGCTTGGCAGGGGGCTTACTGGACATCGCCCACCTCCTGAACCGATTGCTCCCAGGTGATGGCACCCAAGTTGCGGTCAAACACGCACTTGCGGCGGGTGACGGCGGGGGCGTGCGCGCCCGTGTCGCGCACCAGGCGGTAGCGCGCTGGCGTGCCCGGCTTGGCCGGGCGGATGACGGCGAAATACTTGGCGCGCGCCAACAGCAGCAGGTAGGTCTTGGCGGTGGACGCCTTGACCTGGCAGCCGGGGATGGATGCGGCCGCGGCCACGTCCTGGTAGTCGAACTCTTTCAGCGCCCGCATCGCACGCCACATGGCCAGCACGCCCAGGCCGGCCGTGGCGCTCTTGCCCGTGCGCGGGGCCTCGATGGCATCACGCGCCACCACATAGCTGGCAGCCGTGAACTGTTGCCCGCCGCGCCGGCGGCCGGGCTTCACCGCTTGCTGCACCCAGCCCGCGGCCGTCAGCTCAGTCAGGTAGTGCTGCACCTGGTCAACGCTGACCCAGGGCTTGCCGGCGTGCTCCTGCAGCTGCTCGGCCGTGGCCGGCTGGTGGCGGCGCAGAGCCGTCCAGATGCGCTGGCGCTGGGTGGGCATGCCTGCGCATTCCATGTGCAGCGGCAGCCGGCCAGAGCGGCGCGCGCTGGGCGCTGAGGGTTCCACTTGCGGCCGCATCAGCCGGCCCTCCGGCCCGGCACGGCGCCCGTGTACAGCGTGGCGGCGCAGTCGGCCGGGGCCGCGCTCAGGCCCTGGGCGTCGCACCAGCGCTTGATGGACTGCAGGCTGGTGACCACCCGGCGCGTGATGCCGGCCGTCTCGGCCAGCACCCGCTTCTTCAGGTCAGCGTCAATGGCCAGGCCGGGGATGTACTGGCGCGCCAGCAGGTCAAAGTCCGCCGCGCTGCACTTGGTGGCGGGCTGGTGCTGCAACACGCGGTTGTCAAAGCGTTCATGCCGCTTGAGCTTGGTGGGCAGAGCCTCTTCGCCGATCAGCAGAATGGACGCGTTGGCCGCGTCATGGATGTCGCGCACCAGCTCCAGGATGCGGCTCTCCACGATGTGGTCCACCTCGTCAATCACCAGCGGCCGGCCCGTCACCGCCAGCAGCGACACGATGTCGTCCACCACGTGGGCGATGGGGCCCTTGGCCTGGATGCCGGCGCTCTTGCAGATCTGCTCCACAAAGCTCTTCTTGGTGTCGTAGCTGCGGCAGCTCAGATAGATGCCGTTGTGGCCGGCCGGGTGGCTGGCGTAGGCCGCGGCCACGGTTTTGCCGTAGCCGCTGGGCCCGTACAGGGTGCCGATGCCCGGCATGCCCGGCTCGCGCTGGGTAAGCTGGTCCATCAGGGTGTGAACCAGGGCCACGTTGGACGTCGGCGCGATTGCCGAGCCCGCTGTGGTTGCCATCTTTCCTGCTGTCATAATCACCTCGCTAATCACTGTTTGAACTTCAGGCCGCCAGCCCCCTAGCGGCCTTTTCTTTTCAGGCCACCAGCCCCCTGGCGCCTGTTCTTTGCCAGGGCTGGCTCAGCCTGCGCCGGCCAGCACCGTCTCGGCGTCGAGGCCGAACCTTTCAAAGTAGTCGCGCATGGACCGGTGCTCCGCCCCGGCGGGGTAGCCCTGGAACCAGGTGCCCTCAGCAGGCGTCAGCGCTTGCCCGCGCTGCACGCGTTGCTCCAGCCGCACCCAGCGCGCGTAGCGCAGCTGCGGCGTGTCATCCAGGCGCAGCACCTGGGCCGGCGCCACGGCGGGTGCGGGCACGGCGGCCAGGCGCGCGGCCACCACCTGCTGGCTGCTGGCCACCTGCGCGGCGGTGACCAGGTCAACCCCTGCGGCGTCAATGGATTCGATCGCCGTGCTGGTGTGCTCGCGCTGCGGCCGCAGGGCCACCACGTTGGGCGATGCCTCCACCGCCTGCTGCACACGGCGGTGGGTGATGGCCTGCACCGCGGCGCGGGTGTCGTATTCGCGCGTCTCGGCCTTGATCCGGCGCTTGGCCTCGCGCATCTTCCTGGCCTGCTCAGCCTTGCGCTCAGCGGCCACCTCGGCCGCGCTGATGCCCAGGCGGGCGTGGTCGATGGCCTCACACAGATAGATGCCGTCCAGGTCAAACACCCAGCAGCGGCCCAGGTTGGCGTCATCCACCTTCACCTGCACGGTGCTGCCCTCCAGGCCGCCCAGGGCGGCGTGGTTGTAGTCACCGCGGCCGATGCGCAAGCCTTTCTTCCCCACCACCCGGGTGCCGCCATCGGCTGCAGGTGCCAGCAGGATGTCCAGGGCGCGCTCGCTCACGGTGGCGGAGCTGAACCCGGCCGCAGCCTGCAGCGGCGTCATGCCGCCCAGCGCCTCTTCGGGCTGGGCCTCGCGGCGGGTGCAGTAGGCGTCCAGCGTGTCCTGCAACTGCTCAGGGCTCAGGCGCAGCTCTGTGCTGCCGTCCGCGTCAAACAGCCGCTCGGCAAAGCTGCGGCGCGCCTCGATGTCCTGGCGCTGCGCCACGTTGTGGCCGATGAAGCCGTCCAACAACTCAAAGTGCTCGCGCATCAGGGCGCCGATGCAGCGCTCCACATGGGGCTTTTGATGGGGTGAGAACGGCGTGCAAAGCGGGTGCTCGATGCCCAGGCCCACCAGCGCCTGGTCCAACTGGCGCGCGGTGTAGTCCTGGCCGTTGTCCGTCTTGATGGCCTCGGGCACGCCCCAGGCCGCAATGGCGCGGCGGATCAGGGCCATGATGGCGCCGCTTTTCGACGTGCGGGCCACCAAGAACATGCGGCGCCGCGTGTACACGTCAATCACCGCGATGACGGCGTGCCGCTTGCCATCGGCCAGCATCACGTCGCCCGGGGTGGAGTCCATCTCCCACAACTGGTTCGGCTTGGTGACGGCGGCGCTGGCGCTGCCGGCCGCGCTCATGTAGCGGCTGCGCCAGGCGTCCGGGTTGGTCAGCCCGGCCAGCAACTGGGCGTTGTGCGTCTTCCAGGCGGCCAGGCCGCGCCGGAAAGCGCGGTCACTCGGCAGGCCGGCGAACTGCGCCTGCAGCACCCGGTAAATGGCCTGGGCCGAGAGGTGCGGCTTGTCAATCAGCAGCGCCAGCACCGCGTGGCCCACCTCACCGGCCAGGGCCGAGAACTGGCCTTTGCGCCAGTGCTTGGGTGGGGTGATCTCCGCCAGCCCGCCGCGCTCCACCGCCACGTACCAGCCGCGCAGGGTTGAAAAGCTCAGGCGCGGGTAGGCCGTGCGCAGCGCCTCATCGGCCGGAACCTTGCCGGCAGCCCACAGGCTGCAGAAGGCGTGCAGGGCCGGCGTCACCGGCCCACCAAAGCCCGCCCAGAAGCGTTGGAAGGCCACCAGCACCCGGGCCACTTCGTCCTGACGGTCCTTCCTCCAGCCGGTCACCAGCGCGGCCTGGCGGGCTTCTTCAGCGCGGGCGCTGGCCTGCGGGGGCACGCTGGCCAGGCGGGCATCGTTGGCAGACACCTGCGCATCAGCGCCGCAGCGCTGCACAAAGGCCAGGCGCGTGTGTTCGGGCAGCGCGGCGACGGCAAACTCCACACCGCCGCCCCGGCCCGCCCGGCGGCGTGAGGGCACCGACAGGCGGGTGAGCACTTCACGGATGCGAAATGCGCTGGCCGGCAGGCCGGGCAGGCCGGCCAGGTCTGTGGCGGTGGCCCAGGCGCTCATGGCTGGGCCTCCGCAGGGCGGCCACCGGATACGATCGCGCCCATGCTCACTGACGACGAACTGGCGCAACTGCTGGATCTGCTTGCGAAGCACCAGAGCGCCGCCCTGGAGCTTTCGCACGCGCATCTGGCGGGGCAGATCGTGGCCCTGCAGACAGCGTTGCACGAGACGGTGCGATTCATTGATCGATTCCCGGGTCCGCTGGGGCCTTTGCGTCCGCAACTGGCCGCACTGTTGATGAATGAGGCTGGCCAGTGGCCGGAAGAGCCCGAAGTGGCTGCAGCGCTTCGGCAACTTGCCGAGCTGCTTCAGATACCGCGGCGGCCAACTCCAGGCGATGGCGCGTGAGCACCTCGCGCTGCAAAGCGCGGCGTTGTGCGGCGGGGTCCAACTGGGTGGTGAGGCTGCTCATGGTTGGACCTTTCCCGCGCGGCGTTCCAAGTTCCCCCTGTCGTGGAGATGAACCAGGGCCGCTTCTTCGTGGCTAGGGACTGCCGCCCACTGCCGCCTGTGCTTGCTTGACACCTCCCGAAGGCCGAGGGCGACGCAAACGCGATACCCTTCACCGCGCAGGCCCTTCAACCGCCCTTGCAGCGCGAGGGAAACGGTGTTGTAGTCAAGGTCTCGTTTGCGAGCCCAGTCGGCCAACGTTTGGCCGGTGTCTGTGATGCGTTTTTTGGCTTGAGCTAGCTGCTCGGTGGAGAATGCTTGTGTCTCAAAACGCGACACCGCCTCGGTGCCCGGCGACACCAGGTCGATCTGGCCGGACAAGCGGAGCTTGAAATGGGGCTTCCTCGCAGCGCACGCTGGTGCCTGGTCGGGCGGCGGGCTGGGATCAAGCGCCTCCGCACGGCGGGCGGCTAGTTCATCAAGAAGCGTCTTCAGCTTGGGTTCGTCGCCCCTCGCCGCCGCTGCACGTCTAATCGCGTACTGCTCGGCGGGCTTGAGCAAACGGAAGTCGGCAATCAGCGCCTTTTCAAGTGGCGTCGTCTCGCCCACGTCGAGCTTCATGCCGGTGAACAGCCACGTCGAATCGACGTTGCACCGCTTGATCACCTTCTGTAGCAGATCTAGGGGGGGGCGGCGTGTCTTCCCCCTCAGAACGCCCTTCAGGCGGTCCAGATCGATGCCGACGTGCGCAGCGAACTTGGCCTGGGACATCCCGCTATCCGCGATGACCGCCCGCAAGCGCTGCGGCACCCCCGCGTCATCGTCGCTGTCTTGTTGGAAACTCTGCGGCTTCATCACGGCACCACCCTCAGTGAACGATGAGGCTTCGGAGGGGGTGCGCCGTAGGCTTGCGGAGCAATGACCTTGCCAACCTTCAAGCCCAGGCCAATGGCAATCCGATGGGCCTCTCCGCGCTTGCCCTTGAGCCGGCCCGCGAGCACGGCCTTGGTGACCTCATAGGACACGTTGTGGGCCCTCGCCCACTCGGCCAAGGACAGCCCCGCCTCCTGCAGCTCTGCTCGGACTGCATCTGGTGTTTTGATATCTGGTGCTTTGATTCTTGGCCTTGGCATAGGTAGCATCAGGGACACACGGTGACGATGTGGGATTGTTTTCGCCAAATAGCGAATGCGTCAAATAGCGAAAATACCCGACTAACTTGAGGGGGTTACATGCCGCGCAAGGCCAGAGTTGAAAGCGATACGGATAAGGAGCTGAGCCGCCTCATCGGTGGCCGGCTGAAAGCCGTGCGGGAGGAGATTGGTGTCAATGCCATCGACATGGCCAAGCAGCTAGGCGTGAGCCTGGCCCAGCAGTACCGGCTAGAGACAGGGAAGCGCCTGCTGGATGCCGTCTACCTGCACAAGCTGGGTGTCGGCTTTGACGTCAACCTAGACTTGCTGCTGCGAGGTGGGCAAGGCGCGCCCGCCGAGGTGGCCGCCACGCGTGAACCTGTGATGTCCGCAGTGCAGAAAATGAAAGGATCCGGCTCTTACCAAATCGCCAACACCGGAGGCGACATAAAACACAGGAGGATTTCACGGTGATCAGTACAAGCAAACAGCAGAACCACGGTTCGGGCATCCAAGTAGCAAACGTCATTGGCGACGTGATCCTGATGCAGGGGCCGGACCGGTGGACCGTTGGGCTCATTGCGTTCGTCGCAGCGATCGCGTGCGCCGGCCTCTTCCTTCCAGTTCAGGAGCCCGGCAAGCAGCCATGTTCATCCTTCAACGCGCCGCCAGAGCGTGTCTTTCAGCTAGGCCCCAGCTGTAGGGTCGACGCGCCTTGATGGGAGGTGGCACGGTGACAACAGATCTGATTACGTGCGCTGCATGCGACCGTTCGCTGTCCAAGCTGGCAGACGCTTGCCCAAGCTGCGGACATCCGAATTCATGGCGCCATCCGTTGGTCGAGAGCTTCGTCAGGGCATCCCCGACAATGCAGGTTGCGGTACCGTTCACCTACACGTACACCAAGACGACGATTTCAGGAACAACCGCAGCCACGGCGCCGCTGTCGGCCAAGTTCATGGCTGCCTGCCTGATCGTTGGCCCGAGCTTGGCTGCCTTGATGGGGTCGCCTTGGTGGTACGGGGCGATTGGTGGCCTCGCAGCGGCTGTGCTTTTGACCACTTCGGCACGCGCGGATACCTTCTATGCGGACGTCGAGAATGGGGTGTGGCAATCCACCGATGACTACCTGTTCATTCCAGTTCGGGCGGCGCTACAGATGGAAGCCGAGGCTGCGCCTGCTGAACCCGCGTAGCCAGCGCATGCCGTGACACACGTCACGATGCGATAGCTCTCCCCATCCGGGCATCCTGCCCGGATGCAATCGACCCCGCTCCCCAACCTCCGCGCAGCCCCTGCGCCTGCGGACTATCCCGGCCTGGAGTTGCAGGCCGTCGAGGCTGCCCATGCGGCCGTGAGGGCTTCGCTGCCGCGCACGCTGGCCGAGCGCAGCGCCATGCGGCCGATAGACCTGATCGTCATCCACTGCAGCGCCACGCGCAGCGGTGTCCGGCTGGCCCCTGAGGCGGAAACCGCCATCGACGGCTGGCACAAGGCGCGCGGGTTTGCGCGCCTGCCACGCGCGGCCGCCCGGCTGAACCCGAACCTGGCGCACATCGGCTACCACTACGTCATTGACCTGGACGGCCGCATTGCCACCGGCCGTGGCCTGCCCGAGCCCGGCGCGCACGTGGCGGGCTTCAACGCCCGTTCGGTGGGCATTTGCATGGTGGGCGGCGCAGAGCCCGTGGCGCGCTACACCCTGGCGCAGTGGCGTGCGCTGCGGACGCTGGTGGCCCGCCTGAAGGGCGAGCTGGATGCCCTGGCGCGCAGCCAGGTGCGCGTGTGCGGCCACCGTGACCTGTCACCTGACACCAACGGCGACGGCCAGGTCACCCGCCAGGAGTGGCTGAAAACCTGCCCAGGCTTCGACGTGGCCGCTTGGCTGCAGGCCGGCATGCAGCCGCTGGCGGTGAACGTGCTGGAAGGCGGTGCGGCATGAGGGGCGCCTTGGCTTCCGTGCTGGCCGCAGCGCTGGCCACGGCCGCGTGTGCATGGACGCCGACCCCAGGCGTGACGGGCGGAACCGTGGCGCCCACGGCGCAAGCTCGCAGCCGCGGCCTGAGCAACCGGCACGTGCAACGCATGGCGCGCAAGCGCCGAAACCAGGCACGCCACCGGCGCGCCCTCAAGAAAGCTCGCTGACATGGCCCCGCTCATTCCCATTGCGTTGCAGTTGGCCAGCATGGCGCCCACGGTGATGCGCTACTTTGGCGCCGGGGAGCCGGCCGCCTCGGTGGTAGACCGCGTGGTGCAGGTGGCCCAGCAGGTAACCGGCGCCGCCACCCCGGCGCAGGCGGTGCAGCAGTTGCAGGCTGACCCTGCCCTGGTGCTGCAGTACCAGCAGCGGCTGATCGAGATTGACGGCGAGCTGGAGCGCGCCTACCTGAATGACCGCGCCGACGCCCGCCGCCGCGACGTGGCCCTGGCCCAGGCAGGCATGCGCAACAGGCGGGCCGACTTGATGGTGGTGATGGACGTGGTGGGCCTGGTGGCCTGCCTGGGGGTGCTGGCGCTGTACCGCGACAAGATGCCCGCCGAGGTGGTGACGCTGCTGTCCACCATCGCCGGCATCTTCGGCTTGTGCCTGCGCGATGCCCACCAGTTCGAGTTCGGCAGCAGCCGCGGCAGCAAGGAGAAAGACCAGCTGCTGGCCCAGATCAACCCTGCCGGCATCAAGGAGTGAGCGCCCGTGACCTTTGAACTGTCTCTTTTCCATGTGCTCACGGTGGCGTTCACGCTGGTAGCCGCGTTCTGGGCCTTGGCCAAGGTGCTGCTGGCCGGCGCCGTCAACTCCATCCGCGAGCAGTTCACCGAGGTGAAGGCCCACCTGGGCCGGCAGGACGAAACCAGCCGCCGCCTGGAGCGCGAGCTGATGGACCTGAAGGCCGAGCTGCCGCGTGACTATGTGCGGCGTGAGGACTACACGCAGGCCATCGCCACCATCATGACCAAGCTGGACGCGATGGCCATCCGGTTTGAAAACGTGGTGCTGCGCGCCAGCCAGAACAACAACACCCGTGGGGATACGTGATGGACATCAACTTGCAGATGGCCAAGGCCCGGCGCGAGACCATCCGCTGGCTGCTGCTGGTGGCCCTGAACGTGGCCCGCCCGGTGGGCATGAGCCTGGCGGCCATCCGCTCGGTGGTGTCGGCCACCTACGCGGACGCGACGGACCTCGAACTCAAGCGCGAGCTGGACTACCTGGCCGACCGGGATCTGGTCACCATCCAGCGAGACCCACTGGGCGCCTGGCACGCCGAGCTGACGCGCGCCGGGGTGGACGTGGCGGAATACACCGTGCCGGTGGAGCCGGGCATCCTGCGGCCGCAGGTGGGGTGAGCGCATGCCCCGCCGCAGCAAGATTGCCGGGCTGCCGCCCGAGCTGAAAGAGTGGCTGGACGCCGAGCTGGTGCGCCGCGGCTTTGCTGACTATGTGCAGTTGGCCGAAGACCTGAAGGCCCAGGGCGCCGAGGTGAGCAAGAGCGCGGTGCACCGGTACGGCACCCAGTTCGAGGCGCGCCTGGCGCAACTCAAAGTCAGCACCGAGCAGGCCCGCGCCGTGGTGCAGGCCAGCCCGGACGACGAAGGCGCCATGAACGAGGCGCTGATCCGGCTGACGCAGGACAAGCTGTTCGGCCTGCTGGTGGAGCTGGACGTGGACCCGGAGTCCGTGAACATCACCAAGGTGACCAAAAGCATTGCCGACCTGGCGCGGGCCAGTGTGACGCAGAAGCGCTGGCAGATGGACGTGCGCGCCAAGGTCGCCGCGCAGCTGGCCCAGGTGGAGGCCCAGGCCAAGGCCATGAAGGGCGAAACCCGCGACGTGGCCCTGGAGATGCTGGCCAAGGTGCGGGCCGTTTACGAGGGCGCGCTCTGATGGCGCTGCACCGGCCTGACCAGGAGATCACGTCTGGCGTGGCGCTGGCGTGGCATCCGCGCTGGTGGGTGCTGCTGCCGCAGGTGGACCGCCGGCCGCCGGATGGCTGGCGCGGGGGCTGGGCGGTGACCTGGTGGTTCGTCCACGTCTTCCGGTGGTGGAGGTACGCGTGAGCGGCCTTCTGTACCCCTACCAGCAGCGTTGGTTCAAGGATCGAAGCCGCTTCAAACTGGGCCGCTTTGCCCGCCAGACCGGCAAGACCTTCACCACCACGCTTGAGATCGTGGACGACGTCCACGAGGCCGAGATCAAGAAGGCCCGGGCGCCGTGGGTGATCCTCTCCCGGGGCGAGCGCCAGGCGCAGGAGGCGATGGAAGAGGGCGTGATGCGCCACAACGCGGCCTATGGCGCCGCGCTGAAGGTGCTGCGGGAAGACGCGGACTTCTACGACGAGGAGTCTGGCATCCGCCGCCGCGCGCTGCAGTTGATCTACCCCAGCGGCAACAAGATCACCGCGCTGCCGGCCAACCCGGACACCGCCCGCGGCTTCAGCGCCAATGTGTTTCTGGACGAGTTTGCCTTCCACAAGGACAGCCGCAAGATCTGGACGGCGCTGTTCCCGGTGATCAGCGCCGGCTGGCGGATCCGGGTGACCTCCACCCCGAACGGCAAGGGCAACAAGTTCTATGACCTGGCCACGGCCGGACCCGAGGCCGGCTGGAGCCAGCACACGGTGGACATCTACCAGGCCGTCAAGGAAGGCCTGCCCCGCGACCCGCAGCAACTGCGCGCCGCACTCATGGACGAGGACGCCTGGGCCCAGGAGTTCGAGCTGCAGTGGCTGGACGAAGCCACCAGCTGGCTGAGCTATGACCTCATCAACAGTGTCGAGCACGATCACGCCGGCATCGCCGACCACTACATGGGCGGGCCCTGCTACGTGGGCGTGGACATCGCCACCCGCAGCGACAACTTCGTGATCTGGGTGGACGAGCTGGTGGGCGACGTGTTGTGGACGCGCGAGGTGATCGTGCGCAAGCGGATCTCGTTTGCCGAGATGGACGCCCTGCAGGACGACGTGGAGCAGCGCTACAAGGTTGCGCGCTACTGCATGGACCAGACCGGCATGGGCGAAAAGCCGGTGGAAGACGCCAAGCGCCGCTACGGCCACACCCGCGTGGAGGGTGTGCTGTTCACCGCTGCCAACAAGCAGACGCTGGCCACGCTGATCAAAGAGTCTTTCGAGGACCGCAAGAGCCGGATCCCGATGGGTGACGAGAAGCTGCGCGGCGATCTGCACCGGGTGCGCAAGATCACCAGCCCGACCGGCGCGCCGCGGTTCGATGCCGACGCCGACGCCAACGGCCACGCCGACCGGTTCTGGGCCAAGGCGCTGGCCTGCCTGGCAGCGCATGGCGTCCAGGGCCCCGTCCACGTTTCCAGCCGCCCGTCGCCCGGCCGCGAGGCCGTGGTCAGCCAGTTGCAGGGGTACCTCGGATGACCCCGCTTCAAAAGTTAGTGAGCACTTTTCAAAAACAGGGCCTAGGAGGCGCCGGAAGTCTTTGCGGCTACCTGGGTATTGCCCAAGCCCCGATCGCAAAAGCTAAACGGGGTCTAAACGGCTTGCCGGGCCGCTGCCGGCTGTCAGAACCCCCCCCGGAACGGCCATGACCCCCGATCAGACCCTCAACGCCCAAACGTTCGTTGCATCCGCGCAACAGGTGGATGCCGCCGTCCTCACCGGCCCGGCCATCGCCAGCCGCCTGCGCGCGGGTGACCTGACAAGCATCTTCGGGCTGCTGCCCAACCCTGACCCGGTGCTCAAGGCGATGGGGGCGGACATGCGCGTGTACCGCTCACTGCTGGCGGACCCGCGGGTGAAGTCGGCGCGCAAGCGGCGCTGGTCTGCAGTGCTGTCTATGGAGCACGGCCTGGCCCGGGAGGCGTCCACCGCCACCCCGGCCCGTGTGCGCAAGGCCTGTGAGGCGCTGCTGGCGCGCCTGGATCTGCAGCGCATCGTGCGGCAACTGACCGACGGCGCGATGTACGGCTTCCGCGTGGCGGAGATCATGTGGGCCCCGATGGACGGCCTGATCCAGCCGGCTGACCTGGTGGCCAAGCCCGGCGAGTGGTTCGGCTTCGATCCCGAGACGGCCGCGCTGAAGTTCCGCCCGCGCGGAAGCCTGCAGGGTGAGCTGGTGCCGGCGCGCAAGTTCATCGTGGTGGGCAGCATGCGCAGCTGGGAGAACCCCTACGGCGAGCCTGACCTGGCCAGCGTGTTCTGGCCGGTGACGTTCAAGCGCGGCGGGCTGAAGTTCTGGGTGCAGTTCGTGGAGAAGTACGGCATGCCCTGGGCCGTGGGCAAGCTGCCGCGCACCTCTACCCAGGAGGAGCACGACGCACTGGCTGACAAGCTCTCTGCAATGGTGCGCGACGCCATTGCCACCGTGCCCGATGACGCCAGCGTGGAGCTGCTGTCCATCAGCGGCAGCGCCAACAGCGACATGCACGAGCGCATGCTGAACTGGTGCAACGCCGAGATCTCGGTGGCGCTGCTGGGCAACAACCAAAGTGTGGAGGCCAACAGCAACCGGGCCAGCGCCACGGCCGCGCAGTCCGTAGAGGCGGCGCTGCGCGATGACGATGCGGCAATGGTGGCCGCCGGCATCAACGAGCTGCTGGCCCACTTTGTGGCCGTGAACTGGCCAGGCGCCACGCCGCCCGTGTTCGCCTTCTGGCAGACGGAGGAGATTGACGAGACGCTGGCCAAGCGCGACGAGACGCTGCGCAAGGCCGGGGCCACCTTCACTACGCAGTACTTCCTGCGCGCGTATAAGCTGCAGCCCGGCGACCTGGCCGACGCCGCCCCGCCTGGTGGTGTGCCGGGTGCGCCTGGTGCTGCACCTGGTGCACCAGGTGCGGCGGCCGGGGCTGACGCCACCCTGGCCAGCTTTGCCGAGGGCGCTGCAGCCGATGTGCCGGCTGACCAGGCCGCCATCGACGCCGCCATTGCGCGGCTGCCGGCCGACGAGATCCAGGCCGCGATGGCCAAGCTGCTGGCGCCCGCGCTGGCCGCCATCCAGGACGCCGCCACGCCAGAGCAGGTGCAGCAGGCCCTGGCCGAGGCCTGGCCCGACATGGATGCAAGCGCCCTTGAAACGCTCATGGAACAGGCTTACTTCGTGGCCGACGTGGTGGGGCGGGACAGCGCGGTGGGGAGTGAGCAGTGACCGATCCCGCGCGCCTTGCAGCGGGCCGCGAACTGCTGGCCCAGGTCCAGGCCAACGCAGCGCGCCTGCGCGACTGCCCCCGACACACCTTCGAGAGGCTGCCAGGCAGCCAGCCGCTGCGCCACCGCTACCGCTGCACCAACTGTGAGGGTGAGGTCGACGGCCACGCGCACTTCTGGTACGAGATCGGACGCGAGCACGGCAAGAAGGAAGCAGCGTGAGCATCCCCACCCCCGCCGTCACCACCGCCATCGGGCTGCCGCCTGAACAGGCCATTGCGCATCTGCAGGCCAAGGGTGCGCAGGTCACGGGGTCCTGGCGTGAGTGGCTGGACGGCCAGCACGCGCGGGCCTTCACCGTGGCCAACGTGGCCAAGCTGGAGGTGCTGCAGGACATCCAGGCCAGCCTGAAGGACGCCCTGGCCAAGGGCCAGACGCTGCAGCAGTGGCGGGACGGGCTGATTCCCACCCTGCAGCGCAAAGGCTGGTGGCAGCGAGAGGGCACCACGGCCGAGCTGCGCCAGGCCGGCCGCGTGGACGAGGCCAGCGGCGAGATCCGCAAGGGCCTGACGCCGCACCGTCTGCGCACCATCTTTGCCACCAACATGCAAAGCGCCTACATGGCCGGGCGCTACCAGCAGATGATCGAGCAGGTGGACGAGCGGCCGTTCTGGCAGTACGTGGCGGTGCTGGACAGCCGCACCCGCCCCGCCCACCGTGCGCTCAACGGCAAGGTGTTCAGATATGACGACGCCGCCTGGGGCACGGCGTTCCCGCCGAACGGTTTCAACTGCCGCTGCCGTGTGCGCGCCCTGAGCGAGCGCGATGTCAGGCGCGCGGGGGTGTCGGTGGAGTCCAGCCAGGGCAAGCTGCGCGAGGTGCGCGTGCCGCTCAAAGGCGGCGGCGAGGCCACGGGCACCCGGTATGTGGACGCCAGCCTGCCCGGTGGCGGCTTCACGCCAGACCCCGGCTTCAGCAGCAACCCCGGGCGGGACACCTGGCAGCCCCGGCTGCAGGGCATGGACGTGGCGCTGTCGCGGCAGTACGTGGAGACGGCCGTGGCCGGCCCGGCCTTCCGGCGCTTTGTGGAGCAGCCGGGGGCGGGCACCCTGTTTCCGGTGGCCGTGCTGCGTGAGGCTGACCGCGCAGCACTGCAGGCTGAGGCATCCGTCGCCTACCTCAGCGGCGATACCCTGGCCAAAAAGCAGAGCCAGCGTCCTGACCTGACGCTGGATGACTGGAAACTCATCCCTCAGATCGTGGACGAGGGCGAGGTCTACCGAGACAAAGACGGCTACACCTTGCTGTACCTGGCAACGCAGACCCAACGGTGGTGGCGCCTGGCGCTCAAGACAACCAAAGGACGCGATCAGCTTTTCGTCCAGTCGCTCGCGGGGGCCGGGGACGATACCCGCTTCCGGGCCAACCTTGCCAACAAGCAGGAGCGTCTTCGGTGAAGGGTGCCGGCACGGGGCATCTACTCCCCGCTAGAGCGCGCGCCTGATAGCGCTGCCTCGGACAGATTCCGACGCCGGCTTCCGCATCCTACTACCGCACCATGCCCATCATCGAAACCAGCATTGAGTACCGGCCCGTGATCGAGGCCCTGCGCCGCGCTGCCGGCGAGATGCGCAACACGGTGGCGCTGATGAAGTCAGTGGCCGGCACCATGCTGAACTCGGTGGAGGAGAACTTCGCCCAGGAGGGCCGCCCGAAGTGGGTGGACCTGCACCCCGGCACCAAGCTGGGCCTGGCCACGACGAACACAAAGCAGGGCCTTGTCATGCGCAAGGGCGGCTTGCAGGGCAAGATCCTGCAGCGCAGCGGCGGCCTGGCCGGCTCCATCAGCCAGCGCTGGTCGGCTTCTGAGGCCGTGGTGGGCAGCAACAAGGTGTATGCCGCCATCCACCAGTTCGGCGGGCGCACCAAGCCGCACGTCATCCGCGCCCGGAACAAGCGCGCCTTGTCCTTCGGCGGCATCGTGGTGCGGCAAGTCAATCACCCAGGCAGTAACATCCCGGCCCGGCCGTTCCTGCGCCTGACGCCGCGCGATCTGCGCGACATCGTCGAGGATGCCCAGGCCTTCCACGCCCGCGCCATTGCGCGCAACCAGGCCCGCGGCCCGTGACGCCCGGGCAGTGACGCCCGGGCAGTGACGCCCAGGCAGTGACGCCCAGGCAGTGACGCACGTCACCATGCCTTGAGCACCCCCGCCTCGCGACGATGCGAGGCATGCCATCCATCCACATTGCCAAGGCCGGAGCCCGCGCTGTCAGCGTTGAGGGCGTCGACCTGGAGTTCACCCCGGCCCTGCTGGCCGAGGTGGCGCAGACCTACAGCCCGCGCACGCATGAGGCGCCGCTGGTCATCGGCCACCCCAAGCTGACCGCGCCGGCCTACGGCTGGGTGCGCGGCCTGTCGTTCGCCGATGGCCACCTGGTGGCCGACGTGGACCCCCAGCCCGAGCTGGTGGGCTGGGTCAAGCAGCGCCTGTTCAGCAAAGTCTCCGCGCAGTTCTACCCGCCGGCCAGCCGCAACAACCCGACGCCGGGCAAGTGGCATCTGGCCCACATCGGTTTCCTGGGCGCCAACCCGCCCGCCATCAAGGGCCTGCCGGCCGTGAGCTTTGCCGATGGCGAAGAGCTGGCCACCGTGGAGCTGGATGCGGTGAGCTTTGGCGAACTGTCCGGCTACTTCGGCAGTTCGGTCACTCGGCTGCTGCGCCGCCTGCGCGATTGGCTGGTGGAGCGTGACGGCCTGGAGAAGGCCGACGCCGTGCTGCCCCAGTGGGAACTGGACGGCCTGAGCGACACGGCTGCCGCGGCCAGCCAGGAAGAGGCCGAGGAGCGCCGGCAGGAGGGCATGCAGGGCGCATCGTTTGCAGATCGGGCCCCAGACGTGTCTGGGGAACTTCACACCCCGATCGAATCCCGTTCCAACCACGCTGAAAGGA